GAACAACGCGAACTACTTAAAATTTACAACCGTGTATTTAATAAAAGAATGCAACCGACAAGTTGCGGAAGTTGCGTTCGTGAAGTAGTCAACGGGTTGCAGTCAGTAATAAACGAATATAAAGACGAAAATGCAAGTATCGAAAGTCAAGATTAACAGCATAAAAACGAACCCAAAGAACCCACGTTTAATAAAGGACGACAAGTTTAAAAAGTTAGTAAAATCTATTGAGGAGTTCCCTCAAATGTTGGAGCTTCGACCAATTGTAGTAGATGAAAATAATATTGTACTGGGTGGTAATATGCGGTTAAAAGCGTGTATTGCAGTCGGACTAAAAGAAGTATTTATTGTAAAGGCGGACGATTTAACCGAGCAACAAAAAGACGAATTTATAGTAAAAGACAACGTCGGTTTTGGCGAATGGGATTGGGATTTATTAGCGAATGAATGGGATACGGAAAAACTACAAGATTGGGGATTAGATTTACCAATATATTTTAATGATAGCGATGAATTAGGAACTGATTTTAATTTACCCGAAGGGGACAAAGCGCCTTTTCAACAAATGACTTTTACTTTAGCAGATGAACAAGCCGAACAAATTAAAAACGCAATAACGGATATTAAACAAACTGAAGAATATAAATATTGTGAAACTTTAGGCAACGAAAACACGAACGGAAATGCACTTTATTTAATTATAATGCAATGGGCAGAGCAAAGGAAATAATCGTTAAAGTAATACCAAGTAAAATTGCAAATGAGTTTGTAAGGAAAAACCATTATAGCGGTAAGGTAGTTCCAAATAGTAATTTACATTTTGGTTGCTTTTTAGATAATCAGTTGCACGGAGTTATGAGTTATGGTAGTCCGATGGTCAAATCAAAAGTGATTCATTATGTAGAAAATACAAAATGGAATGAAGTTATAGAATTAAATAGAATGGCGTTTGATGATTATTTACCAAAATATAGTGAAAGCCGTTGTATTGCAATAAGTATTAAATTAATTAAAAAAAATGCACCGCAAATAAAATGGATTTTAAGTTTTTCAGATGGTAATTTATGCGGGGACGGAACAATTTATAGAGCAAGCGGTTTTCAATTAATAGGAGTTAATAAAAATACAAGCACTTATCAAATGCCGAATGGCGAAGTAGTATGTAGTTTAACAAGTTCGGCGCATAGAACAAAAGAAAGTAATGGTAAAAGCGGAACAAGTTGGATAAAAGATAATGGCGGTAAAAAATTAGATGGGTTTCAAATTAGATATATTTACTTAATAGATAAAACAAATAAAATAACCGTTCCAATATTACCATTTAGCGAAATAGACAAACAAGGTGCAGGAATGTATAAAGGAGAAAAAATAAGTTTAGAACAAAGAAAATTACAAGCGTCGGAAGCATAAAAGTTAATGCGTTAATCATACCAGATTAAAGAAGGGGTGCGATACCACCCCGACGCTCAATAAAACAACGAGAAAACAACAATCAAATGGCAAATAAAGATATTGAACCACGTTGGGAAAAAGGCGAAAGTGGAAACCCAAACGGACGACCAAAAGGCTCAAAGAATAGAAGCACGATAGCGCGCAAATGGCTTGAGGTTAATCAATCGTTAAAGAACCCAATAACAGGCGAACAAGAAACGATGTCGCAAGAGGATATGATTACTTTGGCACTAATAAAAAAAGCAAGGGACGGGGACGTAAGCGCTTACAAAGAATTAATGAATTCAGGTTACGGCGCACCCGTTCAACAAATAGAACAAACCAATATTGAACAACCATTATTTCCTGATGTTAGTTAGAACAACGGCGGTTAATAAAATCATAGCGTTAAAAAAACGAATCAAAATAATACAAGGCGGAACAAGTGCGGGTAAAACCTTTGGAATAATTCCCGTACTAATAAGCAAGGCAGCCAAAACCCCAAACTTAGAAATTAGTATTGTTGCTGAATCAATACCGCACTTAAGACGCGGAGCGTTAAAAGATTTTATAAACATAATGAAATGGACAAGTCGTTTTTTCGAAGGGCGCTTTAACAAATCATTACTTAGATACGATTTCGGAAACGGAAGTTATATCGAATTTTTTAGCGCAGACGATTCAAGTAAGTTGAGGGGAGCGCGAAGGGATATTCTTTACATAAACGAATGCAACAACGTAACGTTCGAAGCGTACAACGAACTATCAATAAGAACCAAGCGGGAAATATTTTTAGACTTTAACCCTGCGAATGAATTCTGGGTGCATACCGAACTAAAACACGAAGACGATAGCGACTTTCTAATTTTGACGTATAAGGACAACGAAGCACTCGACGAACGAATAGTAAAGGAAATAGAAAAGAACCGCGCTAAGGCAACGACGAGCAGTTATTGGGCGAATTGGTGGCGTGTTTATGGACTTGGCGAAATAGGAATGCTTGAGGGCGTTGTATTCAGTAATTGGAAAATGATTGACAAGATACCGAACGAAGCAAAGTTAATCGGTTACGGGTTGGACTTTGGATTTACAAACGACCCGACCGCAATAATAGAAATATACAATTACAACGGGCAAAGAATAGTAAACGAAATTGTTTATCAAACGGGACTTGTAAATAACGAAATAGCGAAGAAGCTACAAAAAAACGTAATAGCATATGCGGATAGTTCCGAACCCAAATCAATCGAGGAAATAAGACGTACAGGACAACTAATTAAAGGCGTTACAAAGGGACAAGACAGCGTTAATTTTGGAATACAAATAATGCAAAGCCAATCTTATTTAGTAACCGCACAAAGCACGAATCTAATAAAGGAGCTACGAGCTTATTGTTGGGATAGGGACAAGACAGGCAAACAACTAAACAAACCGATTGATAATTTTAACCACACCATAGACGCGCTACGTTATCACGAAATGGAATCATTAGGGAAAAGCGCTAATTTTGGAAAATACTCAATAAAATGACGAACGATATTAGCGTAATGGTTGCAGTTGTAGAAGAATACATATACCAGCGCAAAGGCGTTAAGGTAAAAATTAATATGTCCGATTCACGAACGTTCGTTAGACACTTTGAAATGCTTATATACGCTTACGAAGTAGCGGTTGCATATAACAATAAACCAAAAACTTAATTATATATTTATGAAATTAGAACTAACAATTCCAACGGACTTAAACGAAATTACTTTAGGGCAATACCAGCAATTTGTTAAGGTAAAAGAAACCACTAACGATAGCGAAATGTTAGCCGAAAAAATGATACAAATTTTCTGCGGTATTGAACTAAAAGAAATAATAAATATCAAATATACTGAAGTAACAAAATTAGTCGCTCACTTTAATAAATTGTTTTCCGAGACCCCAAAGTTTACACCGACTTTTAAAATAAAGGATATGGAGTTTGGTTTTATTCCCGACCTACAAAATATAAGTTTTGGCGAGTACGTAGACCTTGAGGAAAATTTAAAAAGTTGGGAAACTTACCACAAAGCAATGGCGGTTATGTATCGACCAATTAAGATGAAAGCAAAAGACGGACACAAAATAATTGATTACACTGGAACGGCTGAATATTCCGATTTAATGAAGTATGCACCTTTGGGAGTTGTATTAAGTTCATCGGTTTTTTTTTGGAATTTAGGAAGCGAATTGTTGCAGGGTACGATTCTTTATTTAGAACAACAGATAGCGAAGAGTCCGAAGGTATTGGAGACTTTAGCGAAACAGCACAATTTCAAAAACAATGGGGATGGTATCAATCAATTTATGCGCTCGCTAAGGGAGATGTCACAAAATTTGACGAAGTTACCGCAATGGGATTACTTAAATGTTTAACCTACCTAACTTTTGAAAAACAAAAGATGGAAATAGAACAAAGGCAATTAAATAAATATATAAAATGAACGGATTTTACACGGCAATAGACAAACTTAAAACGCACCTTGATAACGACGCGCTGGTAAATTCAGTAAGCGAAGGGGATATTTTTCAAGTTGATTTAGCGAAACAGACCATATTTCCACTTGTTCACATTATGGTTAATTCGTGTACATTCGAGGTAAACGTGCTCAGATTTAATATTTCTTTGATTGCAATGGATTTAGTTGACATATCGAAGAACGAAAACACGAATGTATATTTAGGCAACGACAATACACAAGACGCTTTAAATTCAACGCTAGCAATCTTAAACCGCGCGTACGATATTATGTTACACGGTAGTTTAGCATACGACTTATTCCAAATAGACGGAAACCCAAATTGCGAACCTTTTACGGAACGTTTTGAAAACTTATTGAGCGGATGGACGATGACTTTTGACGTTTTAGTTCCAAACGAAATGACTATTTGTTAAGATGGAAAAAAACGAACAACAAATAATATTAGAACAATTTCGGGA